TACCATATCGAGTACCAGAGTAGAACTTAACCATAACAGGCTTCTTAACTAGATTACGAATGATATAACTCATTCTTAACCTTTCAACATCATCCATCACCTTGTATATTTCCAAGAAGATGTCATCAGTATGAACACCATTACTGTGCAAGTCAAGGATTAATTCCTGAGTGTTGTCAGATAAAATATCATGACCTTCACCAGAGATAACTTGAGAAATTGCAGCAATGATACCACTACGTCCTAACCAATCTTGTGCCAATGTCTCTGATTCAAACACATCTAATAAGTTCTCAGTTACCTTACCAGCTACAGCCATGTAAAGATCCTGTACATCCATATTCATAAGGTTAGTATGCATAGCACCGATCTCATCACGAGTCATTGCTGACAGTATCTGAGCACCTGAACATGATGCATCATTAGGATCAGATAGTCTACTGATAAACCCATAGTCACCATGTTTGGCATAATAATCTAACCAGTCAGCCCACTCCATAGCAGCAGCTAGGAATAGTAGTGGACTGTCAGCAGTCATCCATTGTTGGCTATCTTCACCAAAAGGACTTCTTGCACATTTAACAACCCACTCTGAGGCCTCCTGTATCCACTCCTGAGAGGATTCTTTGGTTAGCTTATCAGTCTTAACCCCATTACCCGAATCCTTTCCCCAGTGGTTGCACAGCGTCTTAATGATGGCACAGACAGCACCTTCCCCATCACCATCATGATCTAATGGTAATCCCTCAGAAAACTCAACAACAGCTTTCTGGAAGTCAGAACCATGTATGTTTATACCTGACATTGCTGCTGGGTACATACGACTACGACTGTCATTAGTGATAGGCCAATACAGGTTTTCATACATGAGTAAATCATCAGCTAATTGAATACAATCATCAAGGGTTTTAGATATACCCTCACGACCCAGCTCATGCTTCTTATGTAAATCCCTCTCACTACTCCACCCAAAGAATGCCTTACGTTTAGCCACAGATTCCTCATCTATGTGAGCTAATACCATAGCCTTCTTCACTTTACCAGTTTTATTGTTTAACTTCTCCCCTTCAACCTTCTCCCATATGTATGCATCATCAACCTTATCAATTGGGCAAGGTGTGGTAAAATCACCCTTAACCTCACGGAACACATCACCCATAGCAGACGGTCTTAGTTCACGCAATTCCAGCATAACATCATAGATACGCTTGTTTACCCTATAGGGTGTTTGCTGTATCTGGTTAATACCATCAAGCACAAGCTGACTAGGGCACTCATGTTGAGAGTTACGCTTCATAAGTGGAACAATACATTTAGCAACTTCTGATAAATACCCACCACCAGTGACACCTGTCCACTCATCAGGTTGACAAACCATTGGCTTGAACTCCCTTTTGAACAGTGGGAATATCTCAGCATTCTCCTCAACAACCTTACTAAACTTTTTAGTCGATGTTACCTCCCATACAGATTCGATCTTAGACACCCTACGAAGCGCTACATGGAACCAACTTGATGGAAGTGCATCAAGGGTAAGGTTTAGTAGAGAAATGCCAGCAGAGGTCTTTAGGCGAATCGTAGCCTCATCTGTTGCAGACACCCTCTCAGGTTGACCACTACGAATAAGTAAGTCATCACCAATCTTAGTTGCAAGTGCTACAACAGGTAGAGATGCAGAACTCGCGATACTTGACAACAAGATAGATAGTCCACAGAAGGCAACTTCATCCATCTCTAATTCCTTAGTGATCTTAAAGAAATTATGGCGTTTACGAATTGCCTTGTCATGGTGATTCTGGATATGCTCACTACTAAGTACCTTAGAGAGTATGCCATCTAGAAAACCACCAGATTTATTTTCCTCCATTGCTAATAAGATATCTTTACTTGTCGCACCATCTAATTGAAGTCTTTCTCTTTCTAACTGGATATCTCTCATTTATCAGATTACTCCTCATATCTGTTATCTAATCTGGTGAGGGAAGTATCACCTTTCTGTGCTTACTTGTCAACAGTAGTGTGATAATAAACTTTCAAGTATGAAGTTGGCATAAATTATACAAAAACAGGTGTCTGTAAGTTATTGATATTAAAGTAAGTTTGTTAAGTCTGACCAAGGTGATAACCCAACAACGGGTAAAAACAACTTAATCAAGGGAGGGTTAATGGACTACAGAGATGACAGCATCTGGTTAATGAAAGGTGATTGTTTAGAACGAATGAAAGAGATACCGGACGGATCGGTTGATATGATATTAACCGATCCACCTTATGGCACGACAGCATGTAAGTGGGATTCAATCATTCCATTGGAGCCAATGTGGGAGCAGTTGAAGCGCATCATTAAGCCTAATGGAGCTATTGTAATGACAGCTAGTCAGCCTTTTACTAGCGTATTGACATGCAGCAATTTGAGAATGTTTAAGTATTCTATTATATGGGAGAAATCGCAGAGTACAGGCCACCTAAATGCTTGGAGGATGCCGATGAGGGCACACGAGGATCTAGCTGTTTTTTATAGCAAGCCTCCGACATATAACCCAGAATTAAAAGATAAGCCTGCATCTAACATTAGACCAGTAACAAGCAGAACAAAGAAAACAGATTGCTATGGTGATCATAATCTTGATGCTCACAGATGCCCTCCAGATAAAACAATGCCAAACAGCGTACTTAAGTTCAATAACGCACAAGGTACTGTTCACCCTACCCAAAAACCAGTCGCTTTAATGGAGTACCTAATTAAGACATACACCAACGAAGGTGAGTCTGTGTTAGACTTTACTATGGGCAGTGGCACGACAGGAGTAGCAGCTAAAAACCTTAATCGTAACTTCATTGGTATTGAGATGGATGATGGTTATTTTGATATTTCTAAGGATCGTATTATCGGTATAGAGACCCCTAAGATACAAGGGATCTCGCCATCAGAATTACGCAAGCAACGTAGACAACAAATAACTTAACCTACATAAAGGGAGGTATATGATAATCAATAACAACATTCCTGAGTCACAGTCAACACCATCGTCTAGAATCTCCCGAAGAAATAAACGTACTCAGGAAAAGTCAACTATTGTAAGTAATAAGCCTTGTCCCACTTGTAGAGAAAAGGGTGGTGATAGTACAGGTAATCATATGATCGTGTTTGACACAGGTAAGGGTTACTGTAGTCGATGTACTAAACATTTCTCAAAGGAGGAGGTTGAATCATCTGCTGACAAACGCACATCACGTAGGGCACCTAGAAACACTACCTACCAACAATCATATCAGAAGAAGCTTACCATTGATGACATTGCATACTTTGGCTTCCTAGGAGACAAGCACAGAGGTATTACGCCTGATGCTGACAGACACTTTGGAATTAAGACAGAGGTCTCTGAGGGCAACCGTAAGCCGCTTAAACGGTACTATCCTTACTATGTTGAGGATGAGCTGTATGGATATAAGGTTCGTACACTCCCTAAAGACTGGGACGGTGCTATCGGGACTATTGCAGGTACAGACCTATTTGGTTGGGTGCAGTGTACAGGCTCTCGTAGAACACTTATCATTGTAGAAGGTGAAGAGGATTGTGCTGCTGGATGGTTATTGTGGAAAACAATGAATGCCCGTAGCCAAGACAGACGTATCAAGAATGGTGCATGTCATATCATCTCATTACCGAATGGAGCCAAGGGTTGCCTCAAGGCACTAATGCATCACATTGAAGATTTGATGAAGTATGAGAAGATCATCTGGATGGGTGACAACTACCATATTGATAGTGAAGGTGCATTGGCATTAGAACAAGCTGTTCAGGTACTGGGTGTTAGCAAACTGTTTGTAGGTGAATACCCAGATAGAAAGAAAGACCTGTGTGACATACTAAAGCTAGGTATCAATGAAGCTACAGACATCTTTGCTGAAATGTATTTCAACTGTAAGGTGTACAGACCAGCTAATATTGTTAATGGAGCTGATGTAACACTTGATGATATTGAGAAAGAGCCTATTGTTGGCTACTCATTACCGTATCCATGTTTACAAGATCCGATGAAGGGAATGCGATTATATGAGCACACAGTATTCACAGCATCAGCAGGTTCTGGTAAGTCAAGTCTAATAACTGCAATTGCCCACCACATGAGTAGAGAGCATGGCTGGATGGTAGGTAACATCTTCTTAGAGGAGAAAGAGGAGAAATCACAACAACGGTATATCGCCTATGACAACAATGTTGCCCTAGATAGATATCGAGAAGATTACTCTTGCATACCTCGTGATTTGAAGGTTAAGACTGTAAAAGAATTAATTAACAACATGTACTTCCTTGATCACAGTGGCTCAATTGAAAGTGATGAGCTAATGAATAAGATCAGGTATATGGTCAACTCTGGCTGTAAACTAATCATACTTGATCACCTTACATTGGTTGTCACAGGTAGTGATGATGAGCGATCCCAGCTTGATGAACTCATGGAGAAGATATACAGGTATGTAGAACACACACCAGTGCACATACTTTCCGTAGTACATATCAGTAGGGGTGATCCAAAGAAAGACCCTAGTATGGGTGCAGACATTACACCAAACCATTTACGTGGGAGTAATGGTATCATTCAAATGGGATTCAATGTTGCAGCACTAGAGGGTTGGAACGAAGACCCTGATTATGGTAATACCCGTTTCATCCGCTGGCTGAAGGTTCGTGAAACAGGCAACTTAGGATTAACTAAAGGTGCATTGGTTTATGATCAGGTCACAGGTAAGTTCAACTATGATGCAAGCATCAGCAAGAAGGATGTTTCCAAGGCCATAAAAGATAGAGATCAAGAAGAAAACACATCTTATAGTAACAAGCCAAAAATGGGAGGTGGTAGTTATGACAACAGAGCAAGTTAAGGGGAGTATGGATTTTAGAGATGACAGTATTTGGTTAATGAAAGGTGATTGCCTAGAACGAATGAAAGAAATCCCTGATGGCAGTGTTGATATGATATTGACAGACCCGCCTTATGGCACGACAGCATGTAAGTGGGATTCAATCATTCCATTGGAGCCAATGTGGGAGCAGTTGAAAAGGGTTATTAATCCTAATGGTGCTATTGTATTGTTTGCAGGTCAACCATTTACAAGTTCACTGATTATGAGTAACACCCTGATGTTTAAGTACACCTATGTGTGGAAAAAGAGTAAAGGTTGTAATTTCACACACGCTAAAAATATGCCCATAAAATTTACAGAAGATGTAGTTGTGTTTTCAGAAGCGCCTATTGGTCACAAAGTGCAATTAGGTGAAAGGCGTATGTCTTACAATCCACAAGGATTGGTTAGGGTTGATAAGAGATGGAGTCGCCCTCAAAAGTATGAGAACGGGCATAAACTAAAAAGAGAATCACACAAACTTGAAAGGGTTATCGAGTTTGAAAACTACCCAACTAATATATTGGATTACCCTAACTCCTCCAACAAAGAGAGGGGATTACACCCAACCCAAAAACCAGTAGCCCTGATGGACTACCTAATAAAAACCTACACCAATGAAGGCGAAACGGTTTTGGACTTTACTATGGGGAGTGGTACTACAGGCGTAGCGGCTAAAAACTTAAACCGTAAGTTTATTGGCATTGAAATGGATGATGGTTATTTTGATATTTCTAAGGATCGTATTATTGGCACAGAGAGTCATAAGATAGGAGAGATCTCACCATCAGAATTACGTAAACAACGTAGGCAACAGGTAACTTGATTAAAATAACAGGAGGGTATGTGTGAATGATCAAGATAGATTAACAACCTCCCAGATACGCTCTAAGAGGCGTATAGCGAGGCGTGATCGTGAGGAAAGACGTAAGGCCAAGTTTGATATGAAAACCTCACCAGTAGCTTCTGACGTAGCCTCAGTTATGAAAACTAAGATAACCTTTGATGACTTAGATGCGTACCAATTGAAGGCGTATCGTGGTATACATAACTGGTGGGACGCTGGGGCACGTAAGTCATTGATACTTAACGGATATGCGGGAACTGGAAAGACGAGTTTACTTAGTATCGCACTTCCTGCACTCTGCAACTCAGAGGGTTCAATGGTGAGGGTGGTTTACTGCTCATTCACAGGCAAGGCTGCTCAGGTGTTAATCACTAAAGGGCTTGAGGCACAGACCATACATTCCTTAATATATGACTGTGTACCCTCTGATGAAGATGATGACAAGTTTGAATTTGTACTTAAAAGTCCAAATGCCATTCCATATGATTTAATCGTAGTTGATGAAGCATCTATGGTTCCAAGGGACATGAGGAATGATTTGGAGTCATTAGGCATCCCACTGCTATTCACTGGTGACGGAGGTCAATTGCCAAGCATTGATGGTTCAGGGAATATAATGGATCACGCTGACTTCACACTAGAGGAAGTTCACAGACAAGCGATGGACAGTGGGATTATCAAGATTGCTACCGATGTACGTAAAGGTGTACGGGTAACTAAGGGTACATATGGGGTTAGTAGGGATGCTGTGAAGGTAGGAAAAAGTAGGATTGAAGACCTAGATTTCATTGCAAGTCACGATATGATTATCTGCTATACTAACGCGACCAGACACGCTTTCAATGAATCACTCAGAGAGTATAAGGGTTTCAAAGGAAGGTATCCAAAGGTAGGTGAGTCACTTATCTGTAAACGTAACAACAAGATTACGGGGATGACAAACGGGCTGATCCTAGAAGTAATGGCAATTCGTCTTGAAGACAATGCACTTATCATGGATGGTAAAGATGATGCTGATAACAAGTATTATGGACTAAAGGTTTACACTAACTACTTTGATGGGCATCCACACCCTGAGATTTATGGGAGAACAACACTTGATATATTTGAGTTTGGATATGCATTGACTTGCCACTCAGCTCAAGGCAGTCAGTGGGATAGTGTTTGTGTCATTGAAGAGAAGATGGGTAATCAACCTACAATAATGAAACGAAGATGGATGTACACAGCTATAACACGAAGCATAAAAAGACTTACTTGGATTAGTAGACACGGTTAACCAACAGGAGGTGTAGAACACTTATGACCGAAGATGAAATTAAGAGCTACACATTCCCAGAGGAAATACGTGGAGCTTTCCAATATGGAGACATTGAGGCTAATGGATTATTAGAGGACATCAAGAAGATTGAAGGTGGTCAACTTGTAATTCACAAGGCTGCTGATCGAATCTGGATGGCTTGTTATAAGATGAAGGGTAAGGGTGGACATTGTTATGACTTTATCAATGATGACATTCTTAAGACTCACAGACGGGAAATCGAAAGGCATAACAGAACGTATCAGCGGAAGAATGTAACAGTCCTACCACTAAGCTTAATTGGTAAATTCACAGAACATGTAGGTACACAGTGTTACCATAATGGTTGTCGATTTGACTTTCCATTAATGCGTAAATTAGTAAATGTTCATGTACCTCGTGAGAAGATGTTAGATACCTTAGTGATCTCTCAGACACAGTTCTCAGATAGA